CGGAGGGGTTCGACGTGGACCTATTTGTACGGTCTGTCGAGGTTGTTGAAGGAAGTAAGGTAACCACCGTACCCAAAAACGCTAAAACTGATCGCGTTATCGCCATCGAGCCCGACCTGAACATGTTTGTTCAAAAAGGTATCGGTGGCCTTATACGACGTAGGTTGAAGCGAGTAGGATGTGATCTGGATTCCCAGAAATGGAACCAGGTCCTTGCCGCCGTCGGATCTCTTGACGACGACATTGCGACGCTTGACCTGAGCAGCGCTAGTGATAGCGTTTCACTCGGGTTGTGCGAAGCTCTCCTACCGGACGACTGGCTAACGGCGATAAAGCTTTGCCGTAGCCAGTTCGTACGTTTACCTTCCGGGGAGAAGTTACTCCTTAGGAAGGTCTCGTCCATGGGGAATGGATTCACGTTCGAGCTTGAGAGCCTGATTTTCTGGGCCCTTGTGCTGGCCGTGGTACCCGTTGACGAGTTGGGCCTCTGCGCAGTATACGGCGACGATATCGTCGTCCCTACTGCGTATTCCGGTCTGGTTTCCAAGGCCTTAATCGGCTTCGGATTTACCCTCAACGAAGAGAAATCTTTCGTGTCAGGGCCTTTCCGGGAAAGTTGTGGTAAACACTACCACAACGGTGAGGATGTTACTCCCGTGTATATCCGTAAGGATATACGGACTACGCACCATCTCTTCTGGTTCGCAAACCAGGTGAGGCGCTGGGCACGGAGACCAACGTATGGGCTTCGTATCCAGGCAAAGACCGCTTATGACACAGCAGTCGGCCTGCTACCTGCAGGCTGGCGCCGTCCAACCATTCCTGACGGAATGGGCGACGGGGCTCTTTTTGGTGACTTCGATGAGGCTCGCCCACCTACGTGCCCGAAAGCGCGCAGGCGGGGATTGCTTGCCCGGTACAAGACGCGATTGCTCGCGCCTGTGCCGGATGAGCTTATCCCTGAGGACGAGTTTATGCTCCTGAGGTACCTGCACGTCAAACGAAACCCAGTGATGGGTAACCGATGGCGTCCAGCGTATTTCGGGAGATCGATCGAAGATGGCTTCGGCTATAGTCAGACGCCTTTGGGCGTTGAGGACCTGGCTTTCCTTGATAGGCTGATCCAGCCTAGGAGAGTTCCAGAGTACCGGCTCGTTAAGCCGGTAGTAGCAGAGTGGCCAAGCTACGGTCAGTG